ATAATTTTTCCCTTTAAATGTAGATAGGAATAATGCTTTCCCTTTGTAATCTGTTAATGTAGGTCTTATTGAATTTAACCAACCATCTTCAAGATTAGGTATAAATGATGCTTCATCAATAACAATAAAGTGAAACTTCAAACCTCTTAGATTATCCAATCTTTCACCAGTAAAGAATTGAATCATACCATTGTTAGGAAAGTTGATTATTAAATCTGATTTGTTGTTTTCAAAGGGTACGACCTTAATTAGTTTTTCAAAGAAGGTTTTGGATAATTTATAAGTTGGTGTGATATAAGCGACATTGTTTCCTTTCAATGCTTCCTTTATTATCTCAACTTGGCTTAGTTCTGATTTGCCAAATCTTCTGCCACAAGCAACAACCCTGAACCTTGCATCTGAATCAATTATTGCTTTTTGGTTAATATGTGGCTTTGATAATTCTATTCTCATTGTTGGTTAAATCCTACATTAAAGTATGATTCCTTTGTTAATGTGGTATATTTTACACAAAATCATTGGTTAATGTGTATTATAATATGGTTTTGCCTTCAACAAATACAACTTCAACTCTACCAGTATTCTCAACTTGTTGTGTTTCTCTTGGTTTTCCCATTGCCCTTGTAATGATTGTTTCTAAATTATATAAACTACCTTTCTTGGCACCATTCAAAATTGCCTTTGCAACTGTTCTTTCTAATGCAGTACAAGTAGGATTAACATCTATTTGTTTTATTTCATCTAAAGTTAATGCAATGATATTCAATATAGTATCATTTATTTGTGAAGATGTGTAGCCAATGCCAGTTAATGTTGATACTAACTTTCTTGGTCTGCCAAATGGATTCATTGTTTCACCCTTATCAGGTCTTGTCAATGTTCCACCATTTCTTGCAGGTACTTGTTTTGCCATAAACGATGTATTAACGATGCTTTTTTATACTTTTTAAATAATCTTTATATTCTTTTTTATCCCCATAGTAAAGATGGCAAACTCTACAAAGTGCCATTAGGTTATTGATATTGTCTTTATTAGTTCCACCCATACCTCTTGCATCTATATGATGAATATCAACTGCTTTTGCACCACATATTTCACAAGCAATAAAATCTGATATGTCATATCCATAATGCTCAAAGTAAATTTTAGTATGCTTTTTCATATATCCAATAATCTAAAAACTTTACCATCATGATATTTATCCTCAATTCCTTCTTGATATAGTTCCTTTACTTGTTGTGGTTTTTTAAATATTACTTTATTATTCCAACAGAAAGCATATATCAATGGTGCTTTTACTGAATCATAAGCATTTATTAATTTATCAATCATATCAAAATCATCTTTTTTAAATCTTTTATATCCTTTTACTTCTACTACATAATTTGTTTTGTTCTTTTCTATAACAAAATCAGGTAATTTTTGAAGGGTTTTATTAAAGTTCCAAATGTTTTTTATATGTTCTTCATTATCAAATCCCATCTTCTTATACTTCCAACCTTTATTATTGCAAAAATTAATAAATATAACTTCAGCAAAATTATCATTTATCCTTTGTTCAAATGTTCCATTAAATTCCATCAAGTTTAGATTTGAAATGATTGCATATTGATTCCATTTCTGCTATATAGTAACTATTAAAATCTTTATATCCTTTATTGTCTTGTTCAAAGTTTCTGAAAAGTATTCCTCTTAATCTTTGTGATGGTGTCTTTAGGTTGTCTAAATCTGCTTTTAAGTTATCCAATAGTGCAACTTCATCTTTTATAAATGGTTCTTCTTTGATTCCTACATAACAAAATGCTTGATTAAGTTTAAATAGTTCTGTAAACTCATTAGGGTTTAATTCTTGGCTTCCAAATATTATCTTGATAGTTTTATCCTTTCTTGTAGAAAGTGCTTCTATTTGTCCTGAAATTAGTATCATAAATAAATTGATTTAGTTCCTGACTTATATGCTTGGATATTTTCATTGTAAATAGATTCCATTTGATTGACTATTTCTTTCTTATCAAATCCATACTCATTGCCTTCAGCATGGCTTCCAATATGTTCTGCTTTGCAGTTTCTTACATAGTATGTGCATAATCCTGCTAACCATGTTCTTTGACAATATTCCAAATCAATCTGACCATAAGGATAAAATTGCTCATTAAACCTTCCTATTTTATCAATAGTTGTTTTTTTAATTAACCAGTTGCTGATTATAAAATCATTCATCAATGGTGGATTGTCCTCACTTAAATGTGATGCAACTATACCTGCATTAGGATATTGTAATAATGCCAATGCTTTTTTATGTAACCAATCTTTTGGTTCTATAATGTCATTTGAAAGATATGCTACTGCATCATACATATCATAGTTTTCTAATCCTTTATTCAAAGCATAAACAATACCTTCCTGGTTAATAAAGTTAGCAACATAAGAATGACCTGCATTTGCAAGATTCTGATAAATAATGTCTAAAGGTCTATTGCCATAAGTTAGGCAGTTAATTAATATTCTCATTTGTTTGGTTTTAAATATTTAGCAGGATTACCTACATACTTTGAATAGGATTCCATGTTTAATGTCTTTGTAATTACTGCACCCATTCCTATCATGCAATTATTAGGTACATTTAACTTTTGATGAATGACTGCATTTAATCCTATATTTGTCTTTGAACCTATTATAGTATGACCACCAACTTTAGCACCACAAGATATGGTAACCCCATTTTCTATTATGCAATCATGTCCAATGTGAGAATGCTTCATTATGTAACAATTATTTCCAATATAAGTTGGGTGCAATCCACCACCATCAATGGAACAGAAACCTGTTATTATAGTTCCTGATTTTATTATAACTCCTTTATTATCTTCTTCATGTCCTTTCCATTCAGGATTAGCACCAATAATACAATATGGACCTATTGTAACATTATCTTCAATAGATACATTTAGATGAACAATTGCAGTAGGATGTATATTAATCATTGATTTGTGTTTTATACCAGTTATAAACTATGTGAAGCATTTCAGCAATACAAGCATTGCATCTATCATTGTAGTGAAAATATGGATCATGTACTTTGTAAGCATTGACTATTTCATTTCTTATTTCAGGTGTCAATCCAACAACACTATTTGTGTTGATTAAGAAATCATAAAAATGCTTATGCATTGATAAGGTCTGCAAATGCTTTTCTTCTGATTTGGTTGACATCTTTGATGTTGTATTTTTCAACTGCCCATTGATAGATTTTTTCGCCATATATTTTTATTTGTTCAGGATTATTTATAAAGAAATTAATATGCTTAAACCAATCTTTTTGACTTTCAACCCATAAAACTGGTGCATCTGTATCTATTGAATAAGGTTCAACTTTGCTAACTATTGCAGGAATCTTTTTACTTGCTAATTCTAATATCTTTAAATTTGATTTGCACCCATGCCAATCTGATTTCTCTAATGGTACTAAACCAATATCCCCATACTCATAAAGTTGCATATAGTTATTAGGCATTAGATATGATAATTTCATGTAAGGTAATGACTTATTGAAGGTATATGAATTAACCATTCTATCCCATAATATTTTAGAATTTTCATCTGTATCATTATAACCACCTATAACCATTTTTATCTTGTCTTTGCGCATATTAAGTTTTCTTATTGGAAACTTTAATATCTCTAAATCCTTTTCATGTGAAATAGAACCTGACCAAAATAATCTTATTCTTTCATCTTCTACTTTATCAAGTTGGTACTGGTGATTGCCATAAGGTAATGCATTTGGTAATACCAATACATTTGGATTGATAGATCTTACTTTGTTTGCTAATCTTTCATTTGTGCAGGTAACTAAATCAGCACACTTCATATTATTTATAAGAATAGGAATAAGTTGTTGAAACGCATCATACATAATATGATTAGGTGGCAAATCCCAATCATCATCAATATCCATTACTACTTTGCAATTAAGCATTTCTTTAACCTTTGACCAATCTTTTTCAAGTGAACAGAATCTATTATAGAAAACAATATCCCACCCTTCTGAAAGTAATTCAGGTGTAGGTTCATCAGTTACTATTCCTTTAACATCATTCATAAATCCTAAAGGTATAGTAACCCTATGCCATGCACATCCACTTGGTTGATAACCTAATCCTAATATTTTCATTTATTCATTGTTTATTATTTTACCCCAAAGTTTGCCTAAAAGATACTTTAGTAATTCCCAAACTATGATTATTAATACTATATACATAAATTAGTTTAAAAAATCTTCACCTTTATAATCTTTGTGTTTATCAATGCCATTTGCCCATGATATTGAAATAGGGATTGTAATTATTAAAGTTATTAATATTGCTATCATATTTTTAATTTTTCTTGAATCCAGTTAGCACCTTGAATAAATGCTTCTATTTCATCTTCAATAACATATCTATTAGTTGCTTCAGTTAACATTTTATCTTCTGATATCATTTCGTTGGTGTCAACAATATGTTCATCAGTTCCATTACTTACAAATGTTTCTTGATAGTAT